GTGTTCAGCACCCCTATAAATCTGTCCGCCGTTGGCGACTTGGAGCTGCTCGACGATGCCGTCAAACCCGCTGGGCAACGCGAGCAAGCGTGTTGCTGACACATCGCCGGGGCCCTGGTCGAAGTGGCGCATCCGCACGCGGCACGGCCGCGCGATCCGGTTCATCGAGACGTACTGCCGGCCGCCCAAGGGGGTCGGCCACGGCCAGCCGCTGAAGCTCGCGCGGTTCCAGAAGGAGTTTCTGGAGGAGGCGCTGGCCGATGGTGTCGACACGGCCGTCCTCGCCACGCCACGCGGCAACGGCAAGTCGTCAGGCGGCGGCGCGCTGGCGACCTGGGCGCTGTTCGACGAGGGCGACACCGGTGCGCCCCAGGTTCCGGTCGTCGCGACGACCATCGGCCAGGCGATCCGGTCGTGCTACGGGGTCGCGGTCTCGATGATCAAGGCCGAGCCCGAGCTGCTCCGCCGGTCGCTGATATTCACCGGCGTCACGACGCCCCGCGTGACCACGCCGTTCAACGGCGGCGAGCTGTTCCCGGTGTCATCGGACCCCGACGGGCTCCAGGGGCTCGACCCGAGCCTCGCGATCATGGACGAGATCGGCTTCCAGCCGGTCGCGAGCTGGGAATCGCTTCGCCTGGCGACCGGCAAGCGCACGCACAGCCTCATCATCGGCGTCGGGACACCCGGCCTGGACCGTGAGAACGCGCTGTTCCGCCTCCGGGCGCTCGTCCACGAGGCCGGCTCGCTGCCTGGCGTCGTGTTTCGCGAGTACGCGGCCCCGCTCGACTGCGAGCTGGGCGACCACAAGGCGTGGCGGATCGCGAACCCGGCGATCGGCGCCGGGTACCTTCGTCTGTCCGCCCTGGAGACCGACCTCGGGCTGACGCCCGAGGGTCACTTCCGGGTCTTCCGGCTCGGCCAGTGGTACGACGGCGTCGACTCCTGGCTCGGGCCCAACGGCCGGCCGCTGTGGGACGCCCTGGCACAGCCCTACGACTTCGCGCCAGGCGGTGCGACCTGGGTCGGCGTCGATGTGGGCATCAAGCGCGACTCGACGGGCGTCGTGGCCGTCCAGCGGGACGAGCTGGGCAAGCTCCACGCCCTGGCACGGCTCTGGGTGCCGCGCCAGGACGAGCCGGTCGACGTGACCGATGTCATGGAGTACATCCGCGAGCTGGCGCGGGCCTACGACGTTCAGGCAATCAGCTACGACCCCCGATTCTTCGACGTGCCGGCCAAGATGCTGTCCGACGAGGGGCTCGTCCTGATGGAGGTGCCGCAGTCGGTCGAGCGGATGACCACCGTCTGCGGCGATCTGCTGGAGCTAATCAAGCGGGGCGACATCCACCACGACGGCGACGACCAGCTCGCCACCCACGTCCTCAACGCCGTGCCTCGGTTCAACGAGCGCGGGTTCACCCTCCAGAAGTCCAAGTCCCGAGGCCGCATCGACGCGTGCATCGCGCTCGCGTTGGCGGTCGATCAGGCCATGCGCCCGGAGGCTCAGATGGCGGACGAGTTCGCATGGGCGTAAGAGACATCGTGTCCGCCATCTTCACGCCCGAGCGGTACGCGGCGATCCCGCCGGCACGGCCGCTGATCGACAACTACTGGCCGTTCATCAACATGGCCCAGGGCGGGATGCCGTTCCCGATGTCCGAGACCTGGTCTCACCAGGGTGACGCCGAGTCGTCGGGCAGCGCGGCCGGCGCGACCTACGCGTTTGGCACCAACGCGATCGTCTTCGCCTGTATGGCGAAGCGGATGAAGCTGTTCAGCGAGGCGCGACCGCGCTACCGCCGGTTCGCCGCCGGCAAGCCTGGCGACATCTGGGGCGATGGCACCCTCGACATCCTGAACCACCCCTGGCCGGGGGCCGCGACCGGCGACCTCCTCGCCCGCGCGATCCAGGATGTCGACCTGGTCGGCAACTTCTACTGCATCCGGCGCAAGGACGTGCTGCACCGGCTCCGCCCCGACTGGGTGTCGATCATGCTCGACAGCCCCGACGCCCTGGAGGCCCAGGTCGTGGCCTATGCCTACTACCCAGGCGGCGAGATGTCAGGGTCGCGAGCGATCTACCTGATGCCCGAAGAGGTCGCCCACTTCGCGCCCTATCCCGACCCGACCGCCAGGTTCCGGGGCATGAGCTGGCTGACGCCGGTTGTCCGTGAGGTCGCCGCTGACAGCGCGACGACCAGCCACAAGCTGGAGTTCTTCAAGCACGCGGCCACGCCCAACATGATCGTCAAGCGAGGCGTGCCGGCGGCCAACGAGTCGTTCACCGACTGGGTGAAGAAGATGCGCGAGGCGAGCGAGGGCAGCCAGAACGCGTACAAGACGTTCTACATGAGCCAGGGCGCCGACGCGACCGTCGTCGGGCGCGACTTCCAGCAGATCGAGCTGCGCGCCACCCAAGGCGCCGGCGAGGTCCGCATCATCGCCGCGTCGGGGCTGCACCCGGTCATCGTCGGCGTGTCCGAGTCGCTCCAGGGATCGAGCCTCAACAGCGGCAACTTCGGGGCAGCTCGTCGACTGACGGCCGACACGTTCCTGCGCCCCGACTGGCGCAACTTCTTCAGCTCGATGGAGACGATCGTCCCGCCGCCGGCCGGCAGCCAGCTCTGGTACGACGACCACGACATCCCGTTCCTCCGGGAAGACGCGGCCGACGCGGCGAACATCCAGCACGTCAAGGCGTCGACGATCACCCAGCTTGTCCGTGACGGCTTCACCGCCGAGTCGTCGGTCGCGGCCGTCAACGCCGAGGACATGTCGCTGCTCGTCCACACCGGGCTGTTCAGCGTCCAGCTCCAGGCGCCAGGCTCGACGAAGATGCCGGCCGGCGAGGTTCCGGGCGAGCTGCCCGTCGGCACCGGCCCTGGGCCGGCCGAGGTTCCCGCCGGCGCGACCACCACCAAGCCGCTGACGAGCGGGACGAACGGCAAGACGCCGGCCCAGACGCCCGGTCGATCGGAGCTGCTCGAGTACCTGGTGACGGCCCGCGCCGCCGCCGACTACCAGCGCGACGGCGAGCCCGACTACCTGTTCGTCCGCTACAGCCCTGACCAGCCACGCGTCCCGGCGGGCGATCCGGCCGGCGGCCAGTTCGGTTACGCCGGTGGCAAGGCTGGGCTGTCGTACGACAAGCTCACGACCGAGGCCCTGGCCGGCGGCTTCAGCGTCACGACCCACGGCGACGTGCCGATGGGCGGCTACATGGTCAGCCCGTACTCGGGGGCCGAAGAGAAGTTCGACGCCCGGACGATGACCAGGGCCGACGTCCACCGCTACCGCGACCAGCACGCCAAGCAGCTCAGTCAGCCGGACCACTACCTGGGCGGCTGGCGTGACGGCGACACGGTCTACCTCGACATCGCGATCCACACCGACTCAGCCAGCAAGGCCAAGGCCCTGTCCGAGGAGCACAACCAGCTCGCGTACTTCGACCTGGGGAAGGGCGAGTCGGTCTACCTCCAGGGTGCGGCGGCGCACTGATGGCGAAGCCGCACCTGGCCCTGGTCGACCCGAACGACGAGGGCGCGATCGACAGCTTCCTCGAGGCGCTCGGCGCCGGCCGATCGTCCCGAGCTGCCGAGGAAGAGGACGACACCCACCACTACTACGGCGCCTGGTACGGCGGCAAGGCGTCCCACGGCGGGCATCCGGTCGAGGGCCACCCGAGCGGCCATAGCGGGGCCCACAAGTCGGCGGCCGGCATCTCGCACGGGGCGCCGGTCGGGGGCACGCCGGCGCACGCTGGGCCCGTCGCCGAGCACGTCGTCGCCTTCGAGAGCGGGATCAACAAGAAGAACCCCAAGCTCGAGTACGGCCAGGCCTGGGACAAGGACGGCAACCAGATATACGCCCAGGCCCAGCGCGGAACCAAGACTGCGATCAGGTGGAAGACCGACACCCACAAGTGGCGGGGCGGCACGCTGACGCACTTCCACCCGCGACTCGAGGCCGAGGGTCACTACCCGACGTCGCTGTCCGACACCGACATCATCACCGCGCTGAGAACCGGCCTGCACTCGATCCGAGCCTTCAACAACGACGGGTCGATGGAGCTGATCAATCACGGCTTCGCCGGCAGCATCAACGAGGTCGCCAAGGCCCTGGTGAACGGCAAGGCCGATGTGATGCTGAAGCTGGCGTTCCGAGACACGGCGCGGTCGCCGCTCGACTACAGACAGGCAGCGACCGCCTTCTACAAGGACTACCACGACATGGTCGTGAAGACGATCGGCGGCTTCGCCGGCCTTGAGCTGCGGATGACCGGGCCGTGATTGAGCTTGACGACGCAGACGTCACCGCAACGACCGACCTGGTGGTCACCTTCACCGACCGGGTGGAGCACTGGGGGCCTGGCCCGCTCGAGCTTGCGCAGCTCACGGCGACCCGCCTCGCGGCCAACCCGCCCGCCGGCTTCGTGTCCGCCCACGTCGAGCAGCTCCCCGAGGACCGCGACGACGAGCTGGACGGCGAGGATCGGGGGGTCGCCCAGGACTACATCAAGGCCGAGCACGGGTACTTCGCCGGCGCCCGCCCGAAGCGCCTGGTCAACCCGATCGTCGTGCGCGACTGGCACGACACCTACGGCGAGGCGATCGCCTCGGCCGCCAAGGCCCACGGGATGACGACCAAGGCATACACCGACGCCGCGAACGCGAACATCCAGCGGGTCTTCGACGAGGCCCACGTCCAGGTCAACGTCCCGACCGAGTACATGGACGAGATTCTCGCCGACGGCCGGCTGAAGTCGCAGTTCGAGTCCAGCACCTCGCAGGGGGCGCTCAACCCGCCGCTCCGGGCCGCCCAGGAAGAGGCCCTGTTCGCCCTACCGTCAGACACGCCGCCGGCCCAGCGGCCGATCTACGGCTACCTCCAGACGGCGCCCGCCAGTGAGAGCATCTGGGGCTCGACCGACAGCTACGGCGACGTGGTGCTGACCCTCAACGACTCTGTCCGTGCCCGGACGACCGCGACCTGGGACGACAGCTTCCCGGCGCCGGCGGCGACACCGATCAAGGGCGCGACCATCGCCGGCTACACCGAGATGGGTGCCGCCGGCAGCGTGCCCCAGGTGCTGAAGGGCCAGTTCTCCAAGGTCGATCCGCTGACCCTCCCGTCGGTCGACGCCTTCCGGGGCCACGCCCCGTACGTCGAGGCCCAGGTACATGGCGGTGTCAGCGTCAAGGACATCGCCAAGGTGACGTTCGTCCCCAGGCCGGACCCGGTCATGGGCGAGGTCGACTGGGACCACACCGCGATCAAGGCGCAGCTCGACAAGCTCGGCATCCCCTGGGAGGACGCGCAGTGAACGGCGGCCAGGTGATCGCGCGGCGCGGCGCCGGCCGGCTGCTGGTCCGGTTCGACGACGGCTCGGGCCAGATTGTCGACACCGCCGGCAAGGCGCTGTCCCAGAAGGCGACCCAGTGGGAAGCCCTGGTCAAGGACGCGTACTGGTCGACGACCGATCTGCCCAAGCGCGGTGTCGCCCAGGACTGGACGAAGGGCGAGGGCGGCCTGTTCACGGGCTCGCGCCCAGGCGGGCCCGATGGCTTCGCCAGCGTCGACGCGGCACACGCCTACGGCGAGGAGGGCTGGAAGAGCTGGCGGCGCGGGCTGTCCGCCGACGAGCGCGACGCCGTGACCGGCTACCTCGAGGACGTCGACAGCGTCAACGTCCCGCTCCGCGACGGCGAGCTGCCGACCGACTTCGCCGCCGACTACATCGACCCGCTCGACACGGCTCTCGGCCGGTCGAAGATCCCCGAGGACATGATCCTCTACCGGGGCACGACCGCCCAGGCGCTCGGCGCCGATCCGGCGACCCTGGTCGGCAAGACGTTCAAGGACCTGGGCTACCCGTCGACCTCGTTGTCCGCCGACATCGCCATGAATTACGGCGACATCGTCGTGGTGATCGAGGCCACGAAGGGCATGAAGGGCGGCTTCATCGACCGGACGGCCAAGGACCAGGCCGAGAGCCTGGCGCCCCAGGAAGCCGAGGTCCTGCTGCCACGCGGCTCGTCGTTCAAGGTCGTCAGCTTCGACCCGACGGCGCAGTACGGCGCCTGGAAGGGCGGGGCCCTGACCGTGAGGTACACCCAGTGACGGCCGCCGAACGGCACCACTGGCTCTGGGACCAGGGCGACATCGTCTGGGACGGCGCCGCAGCTCGAGGCGTCGCGCAGGACTACATCAAGGGAGCGCACGGACTGTTCGAGGGCGCTCGTCCTGGCGGGGCGCATCTCATCAAGCCGATCGCGTCGGGCGGCCAGGTGCCGGCGGCCGGCCGGAAGGACATCCTGACCGACGACCCGACGGTCTTCGCCAACCTGTCGCCCGAGTTGCAGGCCAAGCTCCTCGCCAAGCTGCAGCAGCGGTTCCCTGGGATGACCCAGGAGCAGCTTCAGGCGAACGTCGACAAGCAGCTCGAGCTGGCCCTCAAGGACCCGACCAACAACGGCATGACCTGGTA